AAATGCAACACGGGCGGTTGCGCTATAAACATTCATACAAGTGGTATGAATCAGCCGGAAATGGCGAGAAAGTGGGGGAAAACGTATGAAATTTGCTGAATTTGACCCAATTAAGGTTGAAAATGAATCAAAAATTACCGTTTTTGGTAAAAAAGGATGCATGCAGTGCAAAATGACCGCGAGCATTTTCACGGACAATGACATCGATTTTGATTACATTGACATCGAGGATGTTCCGGAAGCCCGTGAGTATATAAACGGGTTGGGATTCCAAGGGTTGCCCGTTGTGATTTGTGGTGGGGCATCATGGAGCGGGTTCCAACCGGAAAAAATCAATGATGTTGTGGATGCGGGATTGTGGAACAAGCCGAACCCACATTGGATGAAACGAAACAAAATGAAGGATGGGGAAATCAGATAATTTGAATGGGGGAACGGAAATGGAAATGGAAATGGAAATGGAAATGGAAACGGAAATGGTGGATTCGAGAATAGATGTGGAAATGGTTTTGACCGCAGAGGATGAACAAGTTTGGCGGGGGCGACAATACCCATATGTAAAACGACCACCCCATGTGGAATTGTTGGAAGATGGAGAACGTGACATCAAAATTGTTGTAGGTGAGAACGTTAAACGGTATCGGGAAGAAGCGGGATTGAAACGAACCAAATTTGCGCGCATGATGGGTTATCAAGGTTCCAACCTGAAGCGGTTGGAAGAAGGTGGATTGAATATTGGCATTGAGAAATTACAACAAATCGCGAACGCGTTGAATGTCAATGTCATATCCCTTATTGAAGATTGGGAAGGGGTGGACTGAATATGTTGTATTGGGCGAATTATATAGTGCGCAATCAAGATGGTGTGTTGTGGGTGTTTTCGGAACGACCACAGAAGAACATCGGGGATGGTACGAATGGTGTGTGGGTTGTCGATTTCGATGAACAAGCATCACCCATTGTGGATGCGACTGGAAAATATAATGGTGTGAAATGGACGGATGAATTTCCCACACATATCGTGTGGGGATAGGGGTGAGAAATGATGAATGAGAAATGTAAATGGCATGTAATGTTTGATGAAGTGTGGACATCCGATTGTGGGTTGTTGTGGGAGTTTAACGATAACGGTACACCGGAACAGAATGAAGTATATTATTGTCCGAAGTGCGGGAAAAAAGTAGAGGAAATACAAGATATTGAAAATTAAATTTTAGGGGATGGGGAAAATGTTTTTACTTTACTATTTTATTTTGGGATGGATTATTTTACATGTGGCACCATTTTTGTTCCGCATGTTTTTATACACGGGTGCATTCATCGTTTTATATTGGGTAATTTCAATAATCTTTTCACGGTAAGAAATAGCGCGCACACATCGAATGTTGATGTGATGCGCGTTTTTTATATAAATGAGATGTTGGATGTGCAGGGTGTGCATTGCACTCACATTGAACACGTACAAATGAAATGTTGTTGTGGCGCATGTTTGATGTTGTTTTTGAGATGCATGTTTGGGATTTGCGAACATTATTCCTTTTATACTTAAATTAGAAGTGATAAAAAACAATTATTTCATTACGATTTAGATATTACAAATACTATATAGAATATAAGAATAAGGGAATTTTTGTTCACTCGGACAGCCTACACAGTCTAAAATAACATCGAAAATGTTTATGTGATAATGTTTTGATGTGGTAAAGTACCGAAAATAAAGCCTATCAGCATGCACAAATTTGATTGCACAAAATCTATAAATATGATATTATAGGTGTTGTAATAGGTGTGCAACATAGAATGAAAGGGTGAGATTTTGATGAAATGGATTGATGGTGAACGAAAGTATTCAAGTACGGTGGAAGCATTAATCGATATGTTTTTATATGAAAAGTATGAAGACTATCAATCACTTGAAGGAAAAGGAACAATGCAATTGGCTGAAGAATTTGATACATGGAGAATGCAGAAGGACAAAGAGAAGCCGAACCCAAGATGGCGCGTTATATCGAACAAATTAGATTTCACAAAAAAAGTGAAAGGTTTACGCGCAATCGAAACCATGCGAGTTAGACGGGATGGAAAACAAATCACCGTGTTTTCAGTTGAGGGGCGACCACGGCACAAAGAACCGAAACGGGTGAAATTGAACAAAACCCAAAGTACATTGTTCAAAGAACTACAGGTGAAGGAATTCGCAAGACAATGGGAACGTGAAGGGGAAAGAATAATTGGAATCATGACATCCGAATTGTATTTGATGTATCGTTCATGGTTGTTGGTTGAAGCGAAATATAATCATTTGGAAGCCACACAGCGTGAATTCACAATTTGGGTGAAAGAAGAAATGAAATGCGAAACAAGACGGAAACGCATCAACGGAAAACAGGTTCCGGTATTTTGGGATAGTGGGGCAACACGGCTTGATTTAGGCACATATTTGGACTAAGCGCATCTAAAATGCGCTTTTTTTGTGCGAAAGTGGGGATTGAATGATGATTTATTAAAGTTTATGGATGTTTATCGAATCAGTCATGATATAATTGTGAGTGTCAAAAACAATAAACGGGGGTTAAAAGATGGGAAATCAAGAATTTATAAACAGGTGCATCGCATTGGTGGTGGACTACACGAATAATCACACTGACAAATCAGACGATGTATTGGTGTTGCCTGAAAATGTGTTCGTTGTGTGGACTTGTAAAACATTACAGAATAACAAAGCATTGTTATCCACCACATTATTCGATGGAATGTACTATGAATGCACATTCAATGGTGACAAATCGGAAATCTATTTCGATGCCTATAAAAAATGGGAAAATGTGTGCCACAAAATATAACATTTTAAATGTGACGATGGAAGGCGGTGAAAAATAGTGGCGAAACTGACAAAGAAGCAAGAAAAATTCATCGAAGAATATTTGATAGACTTGAATGCAACCCAATCAGCCATCCGAGCGGGGTATTCCGCAAAAACCGCGCATCAGATTGGGAAGGAATTACTAAAGCGGGAAGCAGTTGCAGAAGTGTTGGAATTGCGGATGGCTGAAGAAGCAAGGCGAACCGGATTCAATCAGGAAAGAATTTTGCGTGAATTGGCGAAAATCGCATTCGTGAACATTGGCGACATCGTGGATGTGAACACGGGTGGGGTAAAAGATGATGTGTTGCCGGATGAATTAGCCGTGATAGAATCCGTAAAGGTGAAAAAGATGTTTTCGAAGAATGGCGACCCGATAGAAGAACGGGAAGTGAAAATGGCATCCAAAATGAAAGCATTGGAATTGTTGGGGAAACATATTGGAATGTTTAGCGACAAATTCGATGTGAGTGTATCAAGTGCCGTTGTAATTGGGGGAATGGATGAACTTGAAGAATAAACCGAAATATATTCATTTCCCATCGGTTGTTGGGAAGGGGTATCGCGACTATATTAATTTCAAAGGACGGTACCGGATATGCAAAGGAAGCCGAGCATCCAAGAAGTCGAAAACAACCGCATTGGATTTCGTGCAACGATTAATCAAGTACCCCAAAGCGAATTTGTTGGTGGTGCGGAAAAACTATTCCACATTGCAAGCATCCACCTATACAGAATTTCGATGGGCGATTGAACGTTTGGGATTGACATCGCATTTTAAATTCAATTTGCAACCGTTGGAGATAACACACATTGGAACGGGGCAAAAGATTTATTTCAGGGGATTTGACGACCCATTGAAATTGACGTCCATCACCGTATCGAATGGGGTGTTGTGTTGGGCGTGGGTGGAAGAAGCCTATGAAATCAATTCTGAAGCGGATTTCAACATGTTGGATGAATCGATTCGTGGGGAAGTGCCTGAAGGACTATTCAAACAAATCACGTTGACATTTAACCCATGGAACGAACATCATTGGATTAAGAAACGGTTTTTTGATGCAGAGGACGACCCTGACATCATGGCAATCACCACGAATTATATGTGCAACGAATGGTTGGATGAAGCTGATAAGCGTGTATTTGACCGGATGAAGCTGAATAACCCAAGGCGTTATCAGGTTGCCGGATTAGGACATTGGGGAATAACCGATGGGCTTGTCTATGAGAATTGGCGCGAAAAGGAATTCAACATCGAGGATGTGAAAGAACTCAAAAATGCAGTGGGATTGGATTTCGGTTATACGAACGACCCATCCGCATTTATTGTTTCATTCGTTGATTTGGAGAATAAAAAAATATATGTGTGGGATGAAATCTATGAAAAAGGCTTGTCAAATAAGAAAATCTATGAACGCATAGAAAAAAAGGGTTATCGGAAAGAGCGCATCACCGCAGATTCAGCCGAACCCAAATCCATTGATGAATTAAAAGGGTTAGGATTACGCATTCAGGGTGCTAAAAAAGGACAAGATTCCATCATGAACGGGATTCAGTGGATTCAGGATATGGAAATCATCATTCATCCAAGGTGTGAACATTTCATTACGGAAATATCGAACTATGGTTGGAAGTCGGACAAATTCGGGAATAAATTGAACACCCCGATTGATGATTATAATCATTTGATGGATGCGATGCGGTACGCGTTGGAGCAGTACATTACAAAAAATAAATGGCTTTACTGATTTGCCAAAATAGAGGGGGTACACGATGTTAAAAGAAGCTGAAATCCTGAAGTTCATTCAGGATGATAATTTGTCCACAAAGAAGCAGAATGCCCGCATAGGTGCCGAATATTATGAAGGGGAACACGAAATCCGGAATTATAAGTTATTCTATTATGATTCGGACGGAAATTTGGTGGAAGATAAGACCCGTTCCAACATCAAGATTTCGCATCCATTTTTCACTGAATTGGTAGACCAAGAAACACAATACATGTTGGGTGCGGATGAAGGATTCATCAAATCGGATTTGCCTGAATTACAAACCGAATTGGATGCGTATTTCAACGACAATGAAGATTTCACATCGGAATTGTCTGAAGTGGTGACGGGTTCCATTACCAAAGGATTCGAATACATGTATGCATACAAGGATTCCCATGGGAAAATCGCGTT